TCTTCGCCGTCACGCCACGCGTTGAGGTGGCGCATGATGGCAGCGACATACGTGGTTGCACACACGCCTGTCTCGCGCCAGTTGAATGCACCGTAGCGTTCTGCACCAAACTTGTGAACCCATGCGGTCTGCTCCATGGCAAACGGCGGGATCAACGCTAGTGGTGTTTTTGTAGCGCCGATTGCTCCTTTAGGATCATTTGGTGTGTTCATAGAGATTGTTTTAGTTGTGGGATTCTTGTTACTTCGTATAAGCAGCGTTCTGATTTTTCCTTTAGCTGTTGCATTCCTTTAGAAAAAACTTCTAGCGTAGTAGGTTGTTTGTAGCCTCTTAGAATCTGACTTACAACTAGCTGTGCGTGTTGTTGTCTAAAATAGTCTTCATCATTTAAGGCTTTTTCAACCATCTTAAGGTCTTGTTTAGCGCGTTCAATATCGCGTTCTCTTTTTGTATTCATATTGCGAGTTTAATTTCGAGTTGTGAGTTTAATTTGTTCATGGTTCGTTATTCGTTATTGTTTTATGAGAGCGGAGAAGCGCCCATACTGGGCGATCAGGAAAGCGTCCACGATACCATCATGCGGGACACGGCAGCGCGGAGAGGCCAGCCATTTTTCTTCAGGTTCGAATGCTTGCGCTTTCTCAAGGGCAACCTTTTTTGTTTGACCTTTGAGAACTTTGCCGAGCATTGCTCGCTGCCATTTGGCTACCTCAACAGGCTCAACGGTAAGGACGTGTGATTCACACATGCCGAGAAGTTTGCCGAATGAGATACCCATCGAGCGCATGGCTTGTGATGTCTTCGCATGCTTGAGGGGTTCCTCGATCAGGATTCGGGAATCAGTATTCAGATCCATGATCCACCGATATACTTTGAGTGTATCGATCTCCCGCTTGCCAGCACGCTCCTTACACGGCATTTCCATGTAAGCGATAAGGCTACCAGAAAAAGCAGAGATGGCGCAGATACCGCCGTCGAGTCCGTTGTCGATTCCTATAATCATCTATTGGATTTGAGTTGTGCTACGTGGGCTTTTGCTACTACGATAGCTGCTTCTTGGAGCATCTTGTTTCTGGGAAACTCAACCCGCTTGCACGCGTTCATTACGGTAGCGTGCCCGCGATTGAATACTTTGCCAATGTCCGCGAAACTGCACTCGAAGAATACCCGCATCAGTGACATGGCTACGTGACGTGCGTTTACAATGCGCACCTCTCTAGACTTGCCTTTCAGATCTTCAACTGTAACGCCGAATCGGCTTGCAGCTGTTTCAAGTATGACCTCATAGTTATGCCTGTCAAATATAGTATTCTTCATAAGTGATTAACAGCGTCAATAGCATTCTTGTTGACGATGATCCCATCTCCTGATTCGGGCACGTGGATGTCGTAACCCTTAGTGAGCGTCTGCAAGTAAAAGACTTCACGTGCTGTTTCGGGTTTGACCCTATAGTATTCGCCATTCAGCGTGACAACTTTAAAGGTAAAGTCATCAAATACTAGACCGTTCTTACGAACTAATGTCGGTGGATCTTGTTCGATTGTTTTATTGTTAAACATGGTTAAGGTTCTGGTTCTGGTTCTACGTCTACATCAATGATCTCTGGTTTCATTTTGGAAATTGTTCCGTTGCCCCTGTCGGTCTTCGCGTTGTTCAGGATGCTAATGTCGATGCGCATGCTGCTCGCGCCACCGCCGTTCTTAGAATTCAATCCAAGGTTACGGCGAATTAACTGGTCTAGCTCTGACAATTCGCGAACCGACTTCGGCCCTTTCAAATTCTTCATCGAGTCGCGCAGTAGCTTGATTCCAGCTGCCGCGATGTAGTGCTGATACTTGTCGGCTGGAGAAGCTTGTGACTCAGCGATCTCCATCATCTGCTCGTCCTCTACCGTGCGGGCTGCTTGCTTGGCTAGTCGGATTGCGTCACCAGTGTAGTTGTCAAGATTGTCTTCGAGCGCCTCAGCATCTTCGTCAGTGTCATCCACGTATTGGATGATATCCTCAACTTGTTTTGGCAGTGGTGTGCCCGCACGTCGTCTAGGCGGCAGCCCGATTTTCTTGAACCAGCGACGGACAGTGCCAGCATGCACGCCGAGCTCGCGGGCAATCGACATGATCTTGTAATCCTTTGCGTAAAGCTCCAACGCCTTTTGTAGCAAAGGATTGTCCGACGGCATGTTGTCGTTTTCTTCATTTTCGAAATCTTGTTCCATGTTGTTGACGGTTTGTCTATAAGTGGTTATGATGCGTTCCAACCAATATGGCAACAAAAATAGTAAAAAAAAGTAAAATACTTGAACCGCGAATTGATCCAGTAACCAAACGCATGGACGTAGGTGGGTTTCTTATCCCGCCCACAAACCTTATAACAGCGCTGTTATATGGGTTTGCTAACCACACGAACCTGCGAGCGAAGGAGTTTTATTTCTGGCGTTGCTGTGACGAACTTTGGAACAACGCCGACATGCCAGAGCCGATGATGGTGCGCCATCCGTGGGCTGAGGAAATGATTTGGGCTGCGCTGAACAACAAGTATCTGGCAATCGGCGGATCGGCTAGCTCAGGCAAATCCCACACGATGGCCGCATGGGGGCTGATTAACTGGTTGTCGGAGCCGCGAGACACTCTGGTGATGATGACTTCCACTTCTTTGCGTGAGGCGCGTCAGCGTATCTGGGGTTCCGTAATCGCGTTGTTGACCGTGATACCGTTCGCACCGTGCAAGATTCGTGATTCGATTGGGTCTATCGCTTACGTCGATGAGGGCGGAACGCTTATCGAACGTGCTGGCTTGCGGCTTATCGCAGCGGAGCGGAGCAAGACGCGTGAGGCTGTCGGCAAGTTCATCGGTATCAAACAGAAGCGTGTTATCGTCATTGGCGACGAGCTTTCTGAAATCTCGGAGGCAATCCTGCACGCTGGTCTTTCCAACCTTTCAAAAAACCCATGGCTCCAGATGATCGGTATGTCCAACCCGAACAGCCGTTTCGACGCTTTCGGTATTTGGGCAGAGCCCAAAAGGGGCTGGGATTCGGTGGATACTCAGACGGCTGACAACTGGGAGACAAAGTGGGGTGGCTACTATCTGCGACTCGACGGCGAGCGCAGTCCCAACATTACGGCTGGCATGGTCTTGTATCCATGGCTGCCTACCCAAGAGAAGCTCGATGAGGACAGGGCGCTACTCGGCGTGGAATCTCGCGGCTACTTGCGGATGGTTCGCGCCGTGTTCTTTGACAGCGACGAGACGACGGGCATCTACTCGGAGGTCGATCTCACTCAAAGTGGCAGTATGGGTAAAGTGGTATGGGCGGGCAAACCCACAGCCGTGGCGGGTGTTGACCCAGCCTTCACCAACGGCGGTGACCGAACGATCCTTTACACAGCTCTGGTCGGCTACAACAGGGACGGTCACTACGTCTTCGAGTTCGGAGAATCCATCTTGCTCAACGACGACGCTTCGAACAAAGCGATACCACGCACCTACCAGATCGTCCAGCAGATCAAAGACCACTGCGTCAAGCGCGGCGTCCTGCCAGAGAACGTGGCGGTGGATGCTACTGGTGCTGGTTCACCGTTCTGCGACGTGCTTGCAGGCGAGTGGTCGAATCGGTTCATGCGCGTCGGATTCGGCGGCAAGGCATCTGACAAACGTGTCAGTCAGAACTCCAAGCTGACGGGTGAAGAACTTTACGTGAACCGTGTATCTGAACTGTGGTTCGTGGGTAAGGAACTGATGAGAACCAAACAGTTGTTTGGAATTGACTCAGATCTCGCGCAGGAGATTACCAACAGGAACTATGATCTGGTCAAGAGCGGCACGCTAAGAGTGCGTATTGAATCGAAGCCAGAGTTCAAATCGCGGTTTGGGCGGTCGCCCGACTTGGCTGATGCGGCCTTCCTTGCGCTAGATTGCGCGCGCCAGCGGCTCGGGCTAGTGGCTATCGATCCACCGAAAGGGGAACAGGAAGCGGGATACAGGAGGCAGCCTGTGACGATTAAGGAACTGGGCGGTGCTCTTGAGAACGCGATGAGCTGCTTGGCTGATTAAGTCAGATATAGGGAAAAAACTTTCTATAGAATGATGTAGTTCATTAAGCCGGGCTTAATGAACTACTTCTTCTAAATAGAAGTTTTTATACTCTAATATGTAAAGGAAAAGAATTTGACTCGTTTGTCGATGCGATTCTACTTAGCTGTTGACAGGCTATTAGATATCGCGTAAGTTGCCCGCGTTATGGCGACTCCCGAAGAAGAAGCAAAAAAAGCAAAAGAAGCTCAAGAAGAAGCCGCACGAGTATCCGCCAGAGCAGAAGCTACGCAGACGGCAATTGCAACAGGCACGCGGACTCCCGACCAAGTACAGGCCGATTTCTTGAAAACAGCTAGGGAGAAAAATGAACGTGAGAAAGCACTTAACCAACCTGCAGTTGGGACACCGTTCCCGAACAACTTGCGCCCAAACGGGTCACTATTAACGGGTGATATCTCGGGTAATAGTCAAACTGCAATTAATCCAGAGAACATGCTCGACGACATTATCATGGATGGAATGTCCCGCGATCGACAAAATCTAGCTTCTGAAATTAAAGGTTATGTTGATAAGAACCAGAAAATTTCTCCTGAAGACGCAACACGTATGCTAGAGACTGGATCTGATCTTGAACTTAAATCGAGCGATTTAAGTAACCTATATAGGAAATACAAAGCCGACCAACCAAAAGCCGACCAACCAAAAGCAGTTGAACCCTCACGACCACTCATGTCAGAAACTTCCACTTCGTCTTTAAATCAGGGACCACGTAGCCTTGGAACCCAATCAGGAGCCATGCGCCGTGAAGCCCGTCGCCTGCGCCGTGATGGGTATTTCGGTGTGGCGGGTCAAATGGCTGGAGCAGCATCTATGCAGCGACTCAATGAGCCAACTGTCCTGACTCAGGCTCAAAGAGGCAGGATGGATGTGCAGTCTAAACAAGCTGATAGGGCTGGACAAGAGGCCGCCGCACTACAAGGAGAATATACTCAGTTTATGCGCGAAGCTATTAAGAAGCGTCGTGAAGATCTGGAAAGCTAATAAACACATGGCAGAATTTTCTTACGAAGCTGATATCGCGCCGATGCGAGGTTCTTTTTTTTCGGACTCAAATCTCAATGATAGGGAGCGTAGACAGTTGCAGACTGACTACATGCAAAAAATAGCACCTTATCAAGAAATTACCAATAAGACGTTAGAGCGCATGATCGATGTGCAGAATCAGGATCTTGCTTTTAAGCGCGCTAATACTGCTTTTGAGGAGGAAAAACTTAAACTCCAAGAAGCGCGAGACGCGGCTGCAATGTATCCAAAGATTTCAACGCAGCTTGAAGCAGCTATGAGCGGCAAAGACCCCAACGACCAGCGCATTCTTGTAGCTGACGTTATGATGCAGCATCCCACATTCTTCGAAACCAAGAGTGGTTCGGCATTGATCTCGGCGGTCAATTCAAAAATAAGTGCAGGAGCAACTGCAAAAGCTGCCGAGAACGCTAAAACAAGTCAGTTGTGGTCTATGGCTGCACAAATGGGTATGCCAGATCTTGCTGAGAAAGTCAATACGGGTACGCTATCGAATGATGATACGCTCAAACAGATGATAGCACGTAAAAATGAACTCGAGAAACTTGAGAAACAAAGAGAAGAGTCTGATAAAATCACCAAAGCAGAGCGTGAAGCTCAAGAGAAAAACATCGCTAGGTATGATAGCATGTATCGAAATGTAAAAGTCGTGGGCAAGCAAGACACCTTTGACGGTAAAAATAAAACTGCAGTCGAAGGTGGTGAAAGTTCCTTAGAAGTATTGCCTTCTGAAACTAAGTTTACAGATTTTTATAGGGAAGACGTGATCGGAGCGATAGCTGATCTTTCTGGCTTGACTGTAAAACAGATAAAAGAAAAAGCAGAGAAAGATAAACTAAGCGATGTGGCGCTCCGCAATATACTTGGTGAGCGTATCAAGGATAATTATACCCAGTTGTATAGAAATATTGGAGGCACTAAAGGCAAACCAATCCCAACGGATATAAACGTGACAGAAAATGACTATCTAAATACTTCTTGGGGAATCCCATCAACACTTCCAGAATAGACGAATTGTAAAACAATAACCAACACAACACCCAGAACCCGCCACAGCTATGACTGAGCTTACTCCAATCGACATTTGGTCCACCGAAAATAATATTACAGATCTAATTGAACAAAGGAGGAAATATAAAGAATATGTGGTTGGCGAGTATCTTGCAAATGATGATCTCGACGAAAAGTCCAGTCAGCTAATCAATGAAAACTTCAAGCAATCATTAAAATCTGTTGGTGTTTCTGACGAACAAATCGATCTGGAGTTGCAAGCTAAAGGAGTGCCTTTCGAAGCCCAGCTGGCGTCTGTATATGATTATATCGATCCCGCTTCAGAAGATAAGAACATTCTTCGCGAGTATAAAACAGCTAAAGAGATAATCTCTAGAGGAGGTCTGAGTGAATTCACTCAGCAAGCATATGATGAAAAGTTACCTATCCTCGAAGAACAGGTAAAAAGCATCGTAGACACCAATTTCGACAAATCCCAGTTAGCACGGGTCGCAGACGGTTCCGCTCCGTTCGCTAAAATTAAACGGGGAAACGGAGACTACGCCTTTGTGGGTGGTGATCTCGCCTCTAACCTTACCCCAGTCGAAGCTTACAAGCAGAGTTTGCGCGCGGGCATTATTTCACCAGACGACGCGTTAGCAATTAAGCAGTCTTATG